GCCTGTCAGAAGGAAACGACTTGGTCAGCGAGATGCTGAGGCCGAGTCGCTTGTACGTGTCAGCAGCGGCCGTCTTGAGCATTTCGACCATGGCAACTGCTTTTGCTGGGTCGCTGCGGTCCAAGTCGATTCGCGCCGTTCCGTCGTCGATGTACGCGATCAGCTTGGCGGCCATCTTGCTGGCTTCCTTCTGCGTCACCATGTTTGCTGCCACGAGGCGTCTGCGCCACTCCTGGATGCTCATGCTCATGGCAGTGATGTTGGTGAAAGTCATCAGCTTTCCATCATAGCCCTCCATGTTCGCCTCCGGGTTCTTGTAGAATCCCTTGTAGCCGAACAGCGACATGTACACCGGCACGCCAAACATCAGCTCTGCGGATTTCGACGCGAAGTCCGACACGCCCAGGAGCTTGCCCGCTGCCGCGCGCGTGATGTCTTGGAGCCGGCGGGGCATGCTCGGACTCCACCCATCTACGTCGAAATTAAAATAGAACGAGAACGTCCCCGCACTCGGCGTTATCGTCATGCCCTCCATCCTTTGATGAAACGTGTCGGGCCCCACGCCTATCATAAAACATGGATGCGCCTTCCCCACCTGGCCGAGCGCCGTTTCGAATTTCGAAAACCACAACCTCGTCAGCAAATTCGCCATATAGACGATTCTCGCCGGGTCTTTATGCGACTCTGGTTTTGGAAATGTCCCATGACAGGCGGTCGCCTGGGACAGCTTGACGTCATCAGCGCTACGGAGTTTGTACAGGAAGTACAAAAACATATTGCTGCGATCTCGGTCACGCTCAGGATCAAACGCCTCCTTAACAGTGTCGTATCCGAGTGACGAGTCCTTCCAGGTGTTGGCATCGTAGATGTCCGGCTCCTGCAACTCAGTGCTGGCTGCGCCTTCCCACGCGAGGCAGTCGGCCATCTCGGACGCCAGGATGCCTTCGCGCACGCCGCCGAGGTACGCGCCGTACCAGGACGGCCTGGCCACGCCGGTCTTCAACGGAAGCGGAGACTTCGAGTGGATCACGTACGCGCGGACCAGCTCAGCCGTGACGGCCTTCTCGTACTCTGCCTCAATCGTTGGGTCCATCTTGTTTGGCACGAGGACCTTGGCGAACCGCTCGATCAGCGTCATGCCGGCGGCTGCGTCTGGCAGCGGGCAGACCCTGAACAGCTTGGCGATCGACTGGCCCGAGGCTGCAGACAAGGTCGCCAGACGGCGTCTCCACCGAATCGCAATCCTGCGGAAGCCTGGGTACGCCTCGGCATCCTCCATCAACGACGCAGCCTCTTTCGCAGCAAAGGGGCCACATAGGTCGGACAAATAGACGCTGTACACCGTCTTGAATGCCTTGCAAGCGCGCACCTCGTCCCCGAGAGGGAGCACGTCGTTGGCCCCGTAGCTCAAGATGTCGCGGTACATGGCATAAGCGGTCCTCATCACCTCAGACGGCTCCATGAACTCCATCTCGGACTTCGTGGTGCAATCGCTCGCGATCGCTCGCATGACGTTGTAGCCCATCTTCAGCACCTTGTAGAGCTTCGTGCCGTCCTCTTCTCCTAGAAGAACTGGCGGGCTGCCCAGCATCGAGACGTAGATCCACCGGCCAATCGGCACGATCTCGATGGACCCGAACCGCCTCGCGTGCGCTCTGCATTCCTTGGCCCACTCCACGATCGCCGTCTTTGCTGAGGACTTCTCGACTCCCTCGTACGACGTGATCGACTCCTCGACGCTTCGACGCCAGAACGACGCCTTGCCGGGAGCGAGCTTCATCGCCTTGATCGCGTTCGCCACGGTCTTGAGGCCTGCTAGCCCTGCCTGGGCCGTCACGCGCTCGGCCACGCGGAAGGCTTCTTCCGCCGCGTCGGCGTCGACATGTGACGTGGTGGCAAGAGCGCGAGCGTACGCGACTTTCATGGCCCGGTCGCGCCTCGAAGACACCGACTTGCTGTGCCACTTGATGTTCGCGATCGCGCTGGCCACCTTGTACACAGCCTTCACACCGCTGTCGAAGACCACATCGTTGACTGACGCTGCATGACGATCCTCGACTGCGAGATGCTTCGCCATCACCCAGCGGGCAGCGAACATCTCGTTCACGCCCCTCGGCCGCTTGGTCTCGA